ATGAAGCAAGAAGATGATAATTCCTTATCTTACTATATTGCTTTTGTATCTTTTATAGAGGTTTATATTTTTCACTTGGTGAGCTTTCTGTTTTGGGGTGTTATGCAGGATGATTTATCCTGAAATTAGTTCAGATTGTAGCTTTGTTATATCATAACTATCATACACCATTTTAAAAGTTGGTATATTTTTACTTCTAGTAATTTTCAGAATTTCTTTTTCTTTTTTTTCTTCAATTTCAGTTCCTAAATATACTTTTTCAATTTCAAATCCAGATAACGGCAAATAGTTTTCTCTCTTTGTTTTCCCTGTTGTATCATCTTTCTTTTTAAATTCTGAGGTTATTTCAGAAAAATAGATAAGTCTATGTTCTGCCTCATAATTCCAACAATGACCTTTTGCAAAAAGAGCATTATCAATAGTAATGCTGTCGGTTAAAGGCTTGTGTTCCCGATAAGCAACTGGACATAATCGTAGTAAATGTATGTTATCATTATATCTGTCAAGAGTGTCTTTGGTTATTTTATATTTTATGGCAATACCTTTGTGACTGTTAGCGTAATGTGACCACATAAGAGGTAAGTTTTCAGATAAAACTGTGGAATCAGCCATACAGCAAATCCTTAGATTTTTTAAGGCGTTTACAACTGATTTAAAGAACTTTTTATTGAGAGAATTGTCTTCAATTCTTTTGTTCATTTTTATCCATACCTTTAAAATTGGATCCATTGGATCATTAAAATTAAAAGGATTAGAGAAAGTGAGTCTCCCTTGTTGTATGTCTTTTTTGATTTCAATAAAACTTTTTTCATTTGATATGCTACAAAATCTGAGCAAAGATTTAGGGACATTTTCACTTGTTATTTGAGATAGTTCTTCTCTTAACAAGCGAAGTAAATGTGCGTGAACATCTGAATCATTGTGGTCTTTTAATGCTTCATATGCAGCTTCTAAATCAAAATGTGGGTCTTGTGTCTTTTCAAGTAGGAATATTGTTTTTAAGTCTCGCATACTTTTAATCGATAATTTATATAGTGATTTTTATTGAAAACTCTTCAAAAAGAATTTATTTATTTTTTAATTATTCATTCTTTTTTGGAGGTACAATAGAGAATGCCGTCATTTGTAGAAGTGTAGGCATTCTCTACTGTTTCTTCATATAAGATTGTAATACTTATTTTACCTTTTCCTTATTCACTTTTCACTCTCAATTATCGTCCTTTATACATCGAGTCATAATACTTCTGGTAGTCACCGCTCGTCACGTTGTCCATCCATTCCTGGTTGTCCAGATACCAGCGTACTGTCTTTTCGATGCCCTCTTCAAACTGCAGGCTCGGTTCCCAGCCCAGTTCCTTCTGCAGCTTTGTAGAGTCGATGGCATAACGCATGTCGTGGCCCAGACGGTCGGTCACGTAGGTAATTAGGTCCATGTCTTCACCCTCCTTGCGGCCCAGCAGACGGTCTACCGTGTTGATTACCACCTTGATGATGTCAATGTTCTTCCACTCATTGAAACCGCCGATGTTATAGGTTTCTGCCGTCTTACCGTTGTGGAAAATCACGTCGATAGCCCGCGCATGGTCTTCCACATACAGCCAGTCGCGCACGTTTTCCCCCTTGCCATACACCGGCAGCGGCTTGCGGTGACGGATGTTGTTGATGAACAGCGGAATCAGCTTTTCCGGGAACTGATACGGCCCGTAGTTGTTAGAACAGTTCGTCACGATGGTCGGCATGCCGTATGTATCATGGAATGCCCTCACAAAGTGGTCGCTGCTCGCCTTGCTGGCAGAGTAGGGACTGTGTGGATTATACTTCGTATCCTCGTAGAAGAAATCCTTCCCGTACGCCAGGTGATGTTCCGACGACGAAGCTGTGGTAGTGAACGGCGGCTCGATACCTTCCGGATGCGTCATCTCCAGTGCCCCATACACCTCGTCGGTAGAGATATGATAGAAACGCTTGCCCTCATACTTCTCCGGCAGACCTTCCCAGTACACCTTGGCCGCCTGCAGCAGAGACAGCGTACCCATCACGTTGGTGCGTGCAAAGGTAAACGGATCCTTGATGCTGCGGTCCACATGGCTCTCTGCAGCCAGGTGAATGATGCCGTCCACGTGATACAGCTCCATCAGCTTCTGCATCTTCTCGTAGTCGCAGATGTCCGCCTTTATAAACACATAGTTCGGCTGGTTCTCAATGTCCTTCAGGTTCGCCAGGTTCCCCGCATACGTCAGCTTGTCCAGGTTGATGATACGGTATTCCGGATACTTGTTTACGAACAGGCGCACCACGTGGCTGCCAATAAATCCGGCACCGCCGGTAATCAGTATGTTACGTTTGAAAGTCTCCATAATGAATAATGAAAAATTAATAACGGTAGACACCCTCTCGTTTTTAATTTTTACTTTTTAATTATTAATTGATTTAGTCTCTTCTGAAAATATCGCGTGTATAAACTTTTTCCTTTACGTCATCCAGGCACGCATCGTAGCGGTTGGCAATGATGGCGTTGCTCTGCTTCTTGAAATCCTCCAGGTTGTTCACCACCCGTGAGCCGAAGAACGTAGTGCCGTCTTCCAAAGTCGGTTCATAGATGATGACCGTGGCACCCTTCGCCTTGATACGCTTCATTACCCCCTGGATGCTGCTCTGGCGGAAATTGTCGCTGTTCGACTTCATGGTCAGGCGATATACCCCGATGATACATTCTTTCTCCGCTTCCGGACTATAATCCCCGCGGTTGTAATAATCGTAGTATCCCGCTTTTTTCAGCACCTGGTCGGCAATGAAATCCTTACGTGTGCGGTTGCTCTCCACAATAGCCTGAATCAGGTTCTCCGGCACATCCTGGTAGTTAGCCAACAGCTGCTTGGTATCCTTCGGCAGACAGTAGCCCCCGTAGCCAAAAGAAGGGTTGTTATAATGCGAACCGATGCGCGGGTCCAGGCAGATACCCTGAATGATGGCCTGTGTGTTCAGGCCTTTCACCTCTGCATACGTATCCAGCTCGTTGAAGTAGCTCACGCGTAATGCCAAGTAGGTATTGGCAAACAGCTTCACCGCTTCTGCCTCTTTCAGCCCCATGAACAGTGTATCGATGTCCGGTTTCAAGGCACCCTCCTGTAACAGCGCCGCAAACTCATGCGCCTTTTCCTCCAGATGTTCCCCGGCAATCGCCTGAATCGCCGCGTTCTCCTCGTCACGCCCGTTAATCAGTTTCGGGAAACCCACGATGATACGGCTAGGGTAGAGGTTGTCGTACAATGCCTTGCTTTCGCGCAAGAACTCCGGCGAAAACAGCAGGTTGAATTTTTTTCCCGCAAGGGCAGGAGTGGAGCGGAACTTCTCCGCATATTTCACATACAGGCTGCGGCAGTATCCCACTGGGATGGTACTCTTGATTACCATCACCGCATCCGGATTTACTTTCAGTACTAGGTCAATCACCTCCTCCACGTGCGACGTATCGAAATAATTCTTCACCGGGTCGTAGTTGGTAGGAGCGGCAATCACCACGAAATCCGCATTCCGGTAAGCTGATGCTCCATCCAGTGTAGCCGTCAGGTTCAGCTCCTTTTCCGTTAAATACTTTTCGATGTACTCATCCTGAATCGGACTGATGCGGTGGTTGATTTTCTCTACCTTTTCAGGAATCACGTCTACAGCCGTTACCTGGTGATGCTGGGCCAGTAGTGTGGCTATGGATAAACCTACGTAGCCTGTACCGGCTACAGCGATGGTATAATTTTTCATATCTTTAAAGATTTGCACCCGTAGTAAAAAATTTTGAATGTTGTTACAAAGTTATTCAAAAATTTAGTTTATATGTAATCATATATTCTTCTTATATGAAATTTAGATTGTTATGTTCCTTTTTGTGAGTGTTTCTCATTATAACCTAATGCGATAGATAACAAATTAGATTCAGTAATTTGGGTGTCTCTTATACATGTAGATAGTTAATCTCTTCACATATCCGATATCGTTTTTGTTGATAGTAGTTAATGCTTGATGATTACATTTTTTCAGCAATCATATATACTTACAAGTCTGAATGAATTAAATTATAAGATATTGTTTGCAAGGAAAAAACAATGCCATAGTTACCCAAAACAGCTAAAGTTTATTTTAGTCTATCAGAAATTGAACTTTATTCTTTTTCTTAAAAATGTATTTATGTGCTGATTTAAGAGATAAAATAAATAAGATAACGCAAATGATACTATAAGGACAATGAAAGCATTCATAAGTTTCATATCAATATATTTTAGGAAAATCATGTGTACAAGATATAGTTCATAAGATATTATTCCAGTGAAAATTAGAAATCTGCTTTTGAATATCGGAAGTTTATGTATGATGAGAATGAAAAATATTGCATACGGCAATTTAATAAATAGTTGTATCCAATGCCATATATAATGATCTTCATATTCTCGAATGATGGGTAGTTGTTTAATTGCTAAAAAAATAGTTCCGATACAGAAAAATGAAAATATTAATACGTTCTTTGCAAGCAGTTTGCTTGAACATACTTTGTTATAATTTTCAGAAATAAGAACTCCTAATAGGAATGATAGACCTTGTTCTGCTTCGATATTAGGTTGCGTAAATGTTAGAACAATGGATGCGACAAGTATTATTTGAAGCCGAATTTTGTAAAAGAATCGTGTGGCAATATAATATAAAATGTATTGTTTTAAAAGAAAAGCAATATACCAATAGGAAGTTTTTATACCAAATATATCTAACAGATAATTTTTTATATTAAAGTTGCTAGAGAAACATGATATAATCGATATAAGGATAAAATAGGGGATAAACACCCTGATTATTCTATTTTTCCAATAATAATCTAACCTTTTTTTTTTAAATGATTCATTCAGACCATATCCTGATAGAATTAGGAAAATAGCAACTCCTGTCCCCCCCCATGGGGTTAGTAGATTTATAATCCGCAAATCCAAATTTCCGCAGAATCCGAAACGAAGCGTTCGATTTTCAGGGAAAAGGACAAAACGAAGCGTTCAAAAAAGGAAAGCGCGCAACACTCAAAAAGCCGAAACAAAAGTTTTGTAATGACCTCTGTTTCGGCTTTATAATTTCATAAAAAATGGCTTTATAACGGCATTAAAATAAGGCTCAAAAGTTTGGCCTTCTGCTTGAAAAATTGTATCTTTGTTCAGTGCTAAGCAGCTGTTTTATGAACTAATTTTTCCTGTTTCTTATACAGCATCATGTCTGTATATTCGGCAGAATAATTCATGTGGGCATTGAATTCCTTTTTTGTACAACCCTCAAAAGGATTGCCAATGGTTTTGTTTGCTCCAATCCATTCACACAGTTCAAGTATGGAGGATTTATTGGATGTGAAATAAACGAAGGAATGCTTTTCGAGTATCTTTAAAACATCCAAATAATCAGACAAGCGCCAATACATATTGTACGTACCAACATCAGTGGAAAGATAAGGCGGATCAATTAAAAAGACGACTCCGGGAACATCCTTATATTGGTTGAATACTGCTTTGTAGTCGCATGATACAATTTCAAGCCCTTTTAAGTAGTCAGAAGACTCCGGATAACCGGTCTTGCGAATGTTGTTATAAAGGACTTCCTTGCGCATTTCGGCTACAGACAATTTATACTTCATGGAGAACATAAGTGAGGATGATAAGGTTATAAAATCCACGTACCCAACATTTAGTTCTTCTTCCTCGATACGTTTAAAAATGCGTTCTCTAAGTTCCCCTTTAATTGGTTTATGTTTGGGTATCGAATTACCCACCAGCTCCCTAATATCGGCAAGCAGTTTATTTGTCTGTGGGATATTTTTCAGTCTGAACCGGTAGTTGTCGAAGTCATTGTAGACAACAGTAGCATCGGGCTTGCTTCTTTTGGCTATATGCGAAAGAAGTCCGGAACCGCCAAACAAGTCCACAAACACGGTATCTTCAGGGAACTGTTCCAAAACTTTAATAAACTCTTTAGCAAACATTCTTTTTTGGCCTACAAATGGCAGTGGTGCAGATAAATTCATATTCTTCATACGTTCAAGTCAAATTTAATGTTTTCAACTCCGGATAACAGTTCCAGAGTCCGGTCAATGTTATTTTCATATATATGCACATTTCCAAGGTCAAGGGTTATGGACTTCAGGGGAAGCTCCACCTGCCTTGCCATCAGATAAAGATGATAAATATCAGCCGGAAGCCCAAGGTTCGCATCAGAACTACGCTGATATGCAGATAGCACCAATTCTCCCTCATCAATTTGGAACTGCACAAGACTCAGGCAGGGTGCCTGGTTGCTTTCCACCCCGGTTTCTCCAAGAAACAGGACATAATTCTTGCTGTTGCGCTTTTCCCGGTTAATCCTGGTTATGAGGGGTGGAAGCTTTTCAAAGTAAGTTGGATAGCTGTTTACAAGGGTATGGCCGCAATAATCCCACCAGGTAATCCCTGCCTCTTTGTATTTTTCCACATCCCGGACTCCTTGCATAAACAGTTTCAATTCCTCTTTCAGCTTTTTCCTGGCTATCCCGTGGCTTTCAAATATGTCAAGTAAATCAGCGGGGGTTAGCATGAGCCTTTCGTTTAATAGATACTTGATACGCCCTTTCCTATTGGTCTGGATTTTGCCCGTTTGGAGTATCTTGTCTAATGTCTGGTAATACTTATTCATGAGCTTTATTTTTGGTTGTACAAAGGTAGCTCTACCGGACAACACAAGGCATCCCCGGCACATCAATCACACTGCACCGAGCGTGCAGTGCTTTCCAAACCGTTTGATAACATCATACACCTTACGTTCGCTTACCGAATATTTATTTGCCAAAAACGCCACTGCATAAGTGGTCTTTTCACCTTGTTTTTTCATGACCTCATACTCCGTATATAAGTCTATGAATCGAAGGTCATCCTGCTTGCCGCCCAAACTTATAAGCATTTCAAGCGGTTCTCTGTTAAATTTAAGTGCTTCAAACAATGTCATATCCAATCATTTTTGTACTTTTGCAATGCCAATCATTTATTTAATGCGTAAAAACGCCACGAGAGTGCGGCAGAGGGCATTGCCCCCGGTCGCGCACTCTCGTGGCGTTTTGTGTTAATAAATGATTGGCGTCTATATTAACAGGCCGGGGGCTTTTTTTATCCCTCCCCCGAAGGGATTGTCAATCACTCAATCCGATATAATTCCAAATTGAACTTGTCCTTTTTTTCCCAGCCTTCAGCCAGAACTGTCTGAATGAATCCTACTGCTTTTGTATAGAAATCTTTCAGTTCTTCTAACTGAGTAAAAGTATGGTATTCCGGTTGTTCATCCGAACCAAACTTAAACGTCACTGGCAGGGTTTCTCCGCCCGTCTGAACGGCCAAATCGTATGCTGCCTTATAGTTGTACTGGTTCTCCACAGAAAGCCATACATGGGCACCATTATAGGCGAATCCGGATAGGATAGCCGCATCAGTCTGGCTGTTATACCAGGACATAACCAATGTGTGGATTTCCTCATCAGTAGGCTTATGCCCGAACTCCTCTTCCATGTAGGAGGCAGAGCCGTTCTCTTTTTCCTGCACATCCCATCGGATGCGCCATTTGTCTTTAACCGGGTTCGTGCATTCCATCAGCGAAACCCCGGAACTTCCTTCAACTCTTCTCATGTAAACACGTATTTGGTTCTACCTTTGCCGAATGTCTCTGTCTTGATGGTCGTTTCAAACGGGAAACCATCCGGCATTTCCTTTATTTGTGCGAGAATATTCTTCATTTCCTCGCTGTTGGTGAAGAACTTCTTTGCCTCGCCGTTCACTTCGATGGCCACAATACAGCGGTCTTCTCCCTGCTCGGTTTTGATACCGGTCTCAAAGTCCTTCACTACAATGGGTAAGTTTACCAGTTCCCGGATGCTTACCACCACTCCGGGGAATCGCTTTTTACCGTCTTCCGGCTTGTAAGCGACATTCAAGTCTTTAAAACTTCTCATTTCTTTGCCTGTTAATTTTTTAAACAACTTATTACAGTCGGCGTGCTTCGTCATGCCGTAGAAACTGGCAATCAGTTCCCGCCGTCTTTTTCTCGATTTTACCTCGTGCATTTTCCGGGCAAACTTCTGTTTGATGCGTTTCCGCAATCTTACATAGTCGGGACGGATAACATAGCCAAGGAAATCAATGCCTTCTTCCACAGGGAACACCCGTTCATTCGGCTTTATTTCCAAGTCTATTTTTCCCATTTGCCCGTGAACAGCATCACGAATCTTCCACAATTCCGCTTTCGTTTTACCGAGTACCAGTCCGTCATCGCAATAGCGATAGTAATAACGAACCCCGTACTTATCCTTCAGATAGTGGTCTAAAAATACAGACAGAAGCAGATTTCCTGCCCCTTGTGAACTGCGCAGTCCGAAACTGATACCTTCCGGCAGCAGCTTAACAAACCGCTCCAACAAGACCAACAGCCTTTTGTCCTTGAACACCCTCCGGAAGCACCACATAACAAAGTCCTGCCGCGCATTGTCATAAAACCTCCGGATGTCAAATTTGTATGCGTAAAGCGTGCCTTCCGGATTTTTTTGCAAATCGGTACGTATGCAGTTCATCAGGTCATGAGTACCGCGCCTTTTGATGCTTGCACCAGTTGTCCGGATATAACGTTTTTGCAGGTGGCGGTCCACCACATTCATGATGGCAAACACAGCGATGCGGTCTTTCATGGACAGGATCTGCAAAATACGTTTTTTACCGTATTCTTCAATTTCCCTCTCATGGTAGCCGCCCAGCCGGAATGAGCCGTCCGCAATGGAAGCCGTCAGTTCGGTGATAATCTTCTCCCTATGGGCAAGCAGGAATCGTCCCTGCCTTGACCTCTTACGATCGGTTCCGCGAAGTACCGAATCGAATGCCTCCGACATATTGGAGTATTCGATGATTTCCTCGATAATATATCCTTCCCTGCGCATAAGCTATTGGTTAATAAACATGGAAGATGAGGGCCTTCCTTTCCCCGGGTCTGACTTCTTCGAACTGATAACAGCCTACCAAACTCCACCCGACGCGTGATTTTTCAGCTTTCCACCTTTTCTGGTGCTGTTGCTGTGGCTTGCTCCCCTCGGCACCGCTTCGGGGACACGTCCCCGCTGCTGTACGCCGATTTGTTAGATTTCCAGACGCGAGCCGACATTCGCATTCGTATTCGAAGCATCGTTATTCGCATTCGCATTCGACACACCGCCATTCGCATTCGCATTGTTGTACCCGCGATAGACCACACGGACTATTGGGGAACTCTACCGCTTGCAAAGTTACTGATTTAACAGGCAAAACAGATAAACGAATTACACTATCATCCAAAATAAAACGGATATACTGCCACCCGCGACGGTGAGCCCCCAATCAATCCAGTCCCAAGGACTTCCCCGAAGAGTATCTTTCAGTTCCAGACAGGAAGCTGCAATGGCCGCAGCATAAAAGGCCGTCCAAGGAGTAAATCCCAATAGACCTACCATCAAACCACCGATAAGATGCTTGTAACGGTTACTCATTTTTAAAAATGCGATAATCTTTTTCATATACCTCAAAATTCTATTTTTTCGACCGGCTTCGCCGGTATTTGAATACCTTTTAAATGGAATTCGGAAACCATCCGAATCCCGTTCTTTCGTTTTAGTCGCTTCGCTCCACGCTTTGGCGCTTTGCGCTTACGCCACCTCGCGTATCGCCTTGTACGCTGCCACGCTTTGCGCCCGGACGATTTTGCCGCGGAAGGCCAGACGCGAGCCGATAGACCACACGGACTGTGGCGGTACTTATCCAGTACATGTCGGTATAGTAGGTAGAAGATGATCCATTCAAATTACCTACCGGAACCATGTCCATATACTTGCCGTGTGCCACGCCTGAAATCCACTGTCCGCTGTCCTTTTTCCCCTGCACCCAGCGCACCGTGCCGTCTGGCATCCAGATGCGCCATTTGCCCACATTGCCGCTGTCGTTCGGCAGATCCACGCCGTCCATCATGTCATACTTGTTGCCGTAGATGTCCTCATAGCCCAGGCAGCAGATATTGTTCACCTGCACCACAGTCGCCTGTCCGTATTCGTCACGGTTCTTATACCAGGCAAACTGGTGCACCAGATCTTCAATCAGCGAATTCGTGATTTTGTTGTTGATGGCATACGCTTCATCGTAGCCGATGGTGTCTGTCATCCCGTGTTCTGCCGTTCCACCCGTTGTCCGGTTATTGTTATGCTGACCGGCACCGCATTGTTCCTGCATGTCCCTACGCCCGTACTTTGCATAGCTCAGGTTCGCGATGCGGCTGTGCATCAGGGCATCTATCTGCTGCATGCCACGCTGCTGGCTGTAATAGTGGAAGTCCGTCCACGTCATGCTGGCAGTGGTCGAGCCGCCGGTTATGCAGGCGCGCAACTTGCTGCCCACTACAGAACTGCCCACAACGGCACACAGATGCTCCTCATTGGGCACCCAATCCGGTTCCATGTCCTCTATCTTGTCGCTGTTGCTCAGTACCACGCAGTCAAACTCAGCCGTGTTCAGAATGGAGAAATGCAGAGCGGTCGCACGCTCCGGAACGTCTGCTATCAGATACATGCCGGCCTCAAACTTCAAGCCGATGGTCGGCACCACGATACTCTTCAGGATGTTTCCTGCATCATCCACAAACACACTGCCGATAAGCCCCGTACCGGGAACGCTCGGGAAGCGCACGCGCTTGTAACCGGCTACGTCCACCTTACATACCGAATAGGCCTTGTCCGTCGTATAGGATTCCTTCAGCGTGGGCTTTCCGCTCATGATCTTGCGTTCACCCAGCCAGCCGCCCTGCGTTTCCTTGATGGCATCCAGCGTCAGTACTGTCGCCTCCGGAATCGGGGGCATTTCGTCCTCCGGATAACTGCTGTAGCAGGCATACTTCTTGTTGTTCAGATAGTCATTGATACCCTTGCTCCAGTAGAACGGTTCATACATCATCCAGTCACCCTCGCTGCCGTCCAGCTTCGCCACCGTGCAGTCGTTCATATCCTCCGCATCGGCATAGAAGTTCGAACTTTCGTCATGCAGGGGGAAATAGGTCATCACCCCGTCCGGGTTGTTCACTTCCACCTGCTGCCCGGCCATCTCCACCTTCCGGCTCGTGGGCATCTTGGTCACCTTGGCCAATACGCGGTGGCGCTTGGACAGGATAGCATTCACATGCCCGCTCATTTTGTACGTATTGCCGAATTTGTACCCCGTCTTGTTGTCCAGGTTCGAAACATTGGCATCGTCGGCCACACTGTCGTCAAACTCAATCATCGTATAAGGCGGCTGCTTGATCGTCAGTTCCGGATAACGGGCGGCATACTTCTCCAGTTCCTCGTCAGCCAGATACTTCGTCAGCGTCAGCTTACCGCGAAGGCCCGAATGCCGGTCATCCACCGCACCCGTCTGCGTGTACGTTCCGTAATCGAAATACTTCTTCAGCAGCGTTCCGTCGTCTTCCCGGTCTATCTCCAGCACAAAGCGCTCCAGCTTGCCGCTGCCGTTCAGTTTGGCCTGATGCAGGCGTTCCAGCATGGCAAACCCGTCAATGCCGGGGCAGTTCGTATAGCGGTAGCCGCGTACGTTGTTGATACCTTCCAGCACCAGGCCGCTGTCCTGCAGCTTGGTCAGATATTCCAGAAACAGCTCCTCGATCGTGTCCGGCAGGCATAACTGCACAACGGGCGCACCGGTGGCCAGTTTCACTCGTGTCAGCCCCGTACCTCTTACGTCCAGTTTCTTCAGCCGCCCCTGCCAGCTCAAATCCAGGGTGGCCACGTTCCCGTTGTCCCCGTTCCGAGCAAGCTGGTTATTCCGCATGTTCACTTCTTCCAGCAGCAGCATCCCGTTCGTCGAGGCCATGAACGAACCGTTCCGGTACCCGCTGGCTTTCTCCACGCTCATGTCCAATTTCACAAGGTTCGTCAGCAAACCAAAATTGAAACCAATTGCGAATGCATCCTCATGCCATACCAGTTCCTTTATTTTAGCTGCACCGACAATCTTCAGCGGGTCATTCTCGCCGAACGAACGGGTCATCTGCAGCGTATGCAGTACATCACCGTCCACCACACCGCTGTCTGCCTGTACTCCGTTAGACGTAGAAATCTGCACACGGTACGGAATAGTCAGCCGATACTGCATCGGCTGCAGCTTATAAGCCTTGTCCAGCGATGCCGTACTCTGGTAGAACTGGGCACCCAGCGTAGATACATAGCCGTACTCCACCTGCTTCAGGTCGTACCGGCGCTGAATGAAGTAGTTCCGGTGCGCTTTCAATGAACCCTTCAGACCGTAAATCTGCGGATACGTCTGTTTAGCACCGTCCGCACCCACCGGCATCTCGTTCAAGAACGGGTACACATACTTGAAGAGTCCGCTCTTATTGTACAAGCGCGAGCACCACCGCTTCATCTGCTCCGTATCGAAGTGGTCCAAGGCCTTCTGAATGGAAAATGCACTCATAAAGCTCGTACCGCCCTTCACACCCTTGGTCATGATTTCCTCCATGAAAGGCATCTTGTTGCCCAGCATCAGGTTCCACAGCCAGCTGTTGTGGCCCTGCATTACGTAGGCACCGTCGCGCTTTGTCTGCCGGTTATCGTTGTACTTGCCTGTCAAGAACGACTTGTTGTCGCTACCCAACTGGCAGTCCCCGTCGTAATAGGTTATCCACCACATCACACCGTCCCACGTGCGCAGCAGCATATTCTTCGCCAACTGGTCCACGCCCAGATTGAACTGCACATACAGGTAATAAGCCGCCAGATTAGCCAGGTTGAAGTACTTGTCAGCCTCTTTCTGGAAGGTAGGGCTCACCCACTTGGCCGTCGGGAACTTGTCGCCGTCATCCTCATAGTCCACCCCGTCGAAGGTGTGCGTTTCCTTGTTGTATGTCAGGTTCTTTCCTGCCGGTGTTTCCTTTACGCATCGGTAAAGGAATCCCATCATGCGGTCCAGCGCCTTGTACATCTTATCGTACTTGTCATTCTGTCCAAGATGCTCCTTCAGGTTCGGTTCCTCCTCGGCATCACCACCGCCATCGGCCCAAAACACATCTTTCGGGTGGTTGAACTCAAATCCGTTGTCAAAGTTGAAGTCCATGAAGTCCGTATGGTCCGGCTCCGTTGAGGGAAGCCAGTGAAACAAGCACAGGTCGTTCGAATTGTTCAGTGTTTCGATGCAGATAGGGATATATTCCTTAGGCTGATCGCCGTTCGCCTGCAGGTAGTTCAAGGTGTCACCGGTGCCCCACTGTTCACCGCCAATCGTCTTATCCTGCCCGAATATCGGGTAGGAGTCTGATTTCTCGTTGTTCATGTTATATTGGCCGTAATACGTCAGTTCCTCGTCGATACTCTTGGCCACAAACAAGTCACACGGCAAACCGTCAATGGCCGAGCGAATGTCGTCCTTGCAAGTGTCCGAGTGGTCTGCCACATACTGCTGTGCCGGGGTGAGGATACCCATCTCCTTCATCCCATCGTTAATAAATTTGGCACCACCGGTATTGGTGGTCATGGATGAGTCTGAGAAGTCACACTTTGGACACGCCAGTTTCGCCCCTACTGAGTTCGTACGAAGGCGGAACAGGTTCTTCTTTCCTTCCGTAGCCGTCGGGCTGCTCTGCTTGCCGTTTGCGTCGATTTCCCCATAGCTCATCGTAGCTGTATAGCCCGGAGCCGTCTTCTGGAAATACCAACGCCAGTTCTTTCGCGCATAGTTTACGGAAGACGTACCCTGAATGCGTCCGAAGAAGTTTCGTGCAATAAAGTCCAGCGAGCGGTTCTCACCATTGTAAAAGCGCAGTTCCTGGATCAGTTTGTTCGCCTTTTTATTATTAAGTTGGGCCAGTGCATCCAGCACGTTCAGCGTATCACTCTCACTCGGTACCTCGCTGCCGACAGACCCTGTACCGATTACCACAAGAATGGAGTTATGCCGTTTCTTCATCAATCCCATCAGCTTGTCTATGGAAACCTTGTCACCCTCGTTCAGCACACGGTTGTCCTCATCCAGCGAACGCACGCCAGGTTCCCCGTCGGCATCTTCAAGATGGTTGCGGTCCACGATGTAGTTGTTCAGCACCTCATCAGATGTCAGCGCCTTGTCATATATACGCACGCTCTTCACACTCAGGTCCGCACCCACCGACTTGAACTCCAATTGGCTCAGGATGTCGAAGTTCACCTTGTCCAGCCACTTAGAGGCGGCACTTTCCTCACCGTTGACATAGAAGCCGATCAGCGTGCGCTGTTCGTTCGTCTGCACGTTCGGGTAGAACACGTAGGTAATGCGGATATTCGTGCCCGGCTGGAATTTCGTACCCACCGAGTCCTCATAGCGCAGAATCTGTCCGGCATCCATTGCCTCGGTCACCACCCCGGTCAGGAACTTGGCCTCTTCCGGAGTCACAATCAACCCGTACCGGTTGCCGTTCGACAGACGACCAAGGCAGGTAATCAGCTCCGCATTCGTGTCCGTCACGTTCGCCGTGCTGTATTCTATCTCCAGAGTCATTCCCACGTCACGGATGGCAAACCCCTCCGGCTTGTCCGCCTCGTTGAAGGGGCGGTAACCGCCGTCGGCCGTCAGGGTCATGCCAGCACCCCCGGCCAGCAACAGGCGGTCCTTGTGCCAGCCGCTTCCTGCACCATATTCGTTAACACTCCACAGCACGTCCCGGAATTCCATCCGCTTGTCACCGCTCACCCAGCTTGCCGGGTTGTTTTCCGTGTTGCTGCGCCCGAAGGCGTCAAACGTACACACCGCATCCGGTGCCAGCGTAGCTTCAATGTCGGGGTGCGATGTCGTGTTCACCTGCACCTCAAGCACCGCATCACCGCACGACACACGGTAGGCCAGCGGTTCCACGTTCACATTCGTCCGCCCGTAGCTGCCAGTCTCGCCGCGCTGCAGCAGGTCTTCCTTCACCGCACTGCCCTGGTGGGTCACTTTCACGCGGGCCGTGTACGCATCGCGGTCATAGCCGGCATACGAAAAGCTCCATGCCGTGAACTGCTCTGCCACCAGCACCGGGCGTTTCCATTCTCGCTGGAACCCTGCCGCACGGTGGCTGAACATCATTCCGGCATAAGCCGTCACACCGCTGCCTGCCTTCAGCAGCGTAATGTAATGCACCTGGCTCACCACACCAGAGTTCTCATGCTGTGCGTAGGCTTCCACCACGTTCGTACCTTCCTGCATCTGCGTCAGCGGGATAGTCACGTTCTTCTGCTGCACCCCGCTGCCGGCCGAAAGACCGAGGGTAAAAGCCTGGCCGCCATTCACACGGTAGTAGATGTTCTTCTCGCCGCTCGTACCCTTGGCCGTAAAGGGGATGTTCACATCGTTCCGGTACCCGCCATCAGCCAGCCCGTTGCCCACCGAGTAGGTGGTCTCCAGCGTCATGGCCACCATGGTCACCTTGGCCGTGGCCGTCTTCATCAGCGTGCCGCCCTGGTAGGTAGCCTGCGCCTCCACCTGCACGGTATAGGCGGTAGCATCCTTCAGGTAGGGCGATGCGTCAAAGGTGTAGCTCTGTCCGGCTGTCACACCCACAAATTCCGCATCCTGGAACTCACTGATCACGGTCGAACCGCGCTTCACAATCACGCGGGCTTTCAGGTCGCTGTAGCCGTCCACCGTACCACCACCGGCAGTACCCACGCCCACGGAGTATTTCACCACAAAGCCGCTTCCCAGTGCCAGGTACTGCTGGGAGGGAAGTCCCGCTCCACCGCTGTCCGTCAGGTCAATGTTCACCACCACCTTGTCATCGTCGGTGTACTTGGAAAAGCGTACTTCCTTCGAGCTCTCGCCACCCTGGTTGTCCTTCTGCTTGACGGTCATCACGTACTGGGTACCGTCCTCGCTGTCCTGCACATCCACGTCCGTCACCGTACCCACCATTGCATCAAACACCGTTCCGGATGTAGGAGGTTTCGTCTCGCCGCCCACCAGTTCCTCGGTAGGGGTACGGTTAGACAGTTCCTTCTTCAGAAACGCTTCGATGTCATCGCCTGCATAGGCATGATAGGTGCCGTCCGGCTGTTTCTGGTTCCATGGTGTTTCAAGATTCATCGGATGTTCAGTCGCATTGATGATTCCGCTTATTTTCCTTTTTGCCATAATACTGTCCTTTTATTATTATTCATTTATCAGTTTTACTGCTACCGTTCCATGCGTCCAATCCGTTCCACGGCTCGTCGCCTTTCCAATAGCCAAGTCCGAAGCAGCTGCTTATTGCGGACCATACCAGCCTTGCACCGGCATAGAGAGCCGACAGGGCACGTTTTCCCACATACGCAGCCGTTATTTCCTTACCGCCTTTGGTTATCATCGTTACTCCTCCTCATAAATCAGATACAGCGTATTCGCATCCTTGTCCTGCAGTGCCTCATAGGCTTCCTCGCTCATCACCTCATGCCGGTAGGCCAGCAGTCTCAGGCGGCCTTCTGTTCCGGTATATATGGCATCGCCCAGCAGGTAAAGCTTGTCCGGCAGGATGGCTGTCCGGCCCGCATTCATGAACATGCCGGCAGGGGGTACTCCCGCCACGTCCCAGTCCCCGTACAGGGTGGAGTCCATGTGGTAGGCAAATTTCCCGGCACTGGCCACATACACCACGTTGCCGCCCGGCTTGGTACTCTTGTCAGGCAAGACATTGCCTGTTTCCATCCATGAGGAAAAGCGTGCGGTAGCTCCGCCGACGGCTGCTGCCGTAGTCTGTTCCACCTTGGCAGCGGCATTTTCTGCCTTGGCTGCCGCTTCGTTGGCCTTGGTTGCGGCTTCCGTGGCGGCCTGGGTCTTTTCCTCCAGCCCGGCTACGGCTCCTTCCGCTTTCTTGGCGGCAGCCTCGGCACGGGCGGCGGCATCGCTCGCAGGCTTCCCTATCAGCTCCAGGGGTACGTTCACCATCTTTCCGTCCTTCTCGCCGGGCAGTGATTTCACACCGCTCAGCGAGGTGACGGTTTCCAGATCCTCCACACCGGTAGAAGACTGGAGCACACGGTCCAGCACTTCCTGAACCATTTCTTCTTGCGTCATTTCTGCCATAAATCTATTCATCTATCAATTTTACGATCTGTGAATAACATCCTGGGGTTAGCCCGATTACAGACTCTTTTATAAGTATAGCATCCTCAGCACTGATGGATAAATCCCCGTTTGCCTGTATGAGACGCATGCACAATTCATACGAATGGATTTTACGGCTGCTATCCTTATTAGAATCACCGGATGATCGAGCACCTTCCCCATTAAAAAGGCATTGGGCTATAATATCTGTCATTAGCTGGACTTTTCCACCGACTATGAGGTCATTCCCTCTATAATCCTTAAACGTCTTGTTAAAATTCACCTTCATAACTATTCATTTTTATGACACGTTAATGATAATTCCATTCTGTACTTCTACTGTTTTTCCTTTGAATCGCCCAGACCAGCCATTTTGAGGAAGCATTTTATCAGCTTGTACCACACCTCCACTCACCAGAATGTTTCCGGAATGCACCAACACATCGCCATCGAAATATCCTGCTGAAAATGTAAATTTGTCAGGGTAAGTAGGCTTATCACGGCAACTTCCATAAATACCGGCTCCACCAAATGGAGCAATACCCATGATTGCATTGCTAAAATTGTTTGCCTTGGCATATATGCAGGTATCTCCGGTCCAATAGCCGTCATACCCCAATCGAATTTCAGCATCCCCGTTGCTCCAAAGCATGCAATTCCTTTCAACTGTAAATGTTCCTACCTTTCCTCCGTCTTCAACAAATATTTTTCCATATACAGATGCATTCCGGCATTCCATGCTGCCGTCTTCCAGTATTTTGAAGTTTCCATTAGCCGTTACCAATCCCTCCAACTGTATATGGTCGGCAGTCAGTTTGATTTTGCTCACGGTATTTCCATACTCATCCTCTTCCTCCACGCTTACCCCGATAAGGGCAATCTTTCCTGTATTGTCCTGCGCATACAGACCGGAACCTTCAGGCTTTATAACAAGGCCTGTTTCTTTTAGCGCATTACCATCTTTATCAAAGACCGCTGCCGAAATCTTCACCAGCCGGTCGCTCTGCTCGAACAGTGTCCTGTACTTATAGGCCAGTGCGTCTGCCTTGTTGGTAGAGAATACCAGCAGTGATATGTAAATCACGCCCGTAAACGACAGCTTGAAGTCGCCTGTTCCGTTCCATAGACCATCCAGAGTGAACATCTTCTCACCGCCCACGGGCAGGTCTTCTTCATGGCCGAACAGGTTGAAGTTCTCAAATCCGGTCTTGTCGGCGTTCACAAATTCTATTTTCAGCCTTCCGGCTTTGATGACCCGGTAGCTGAAGGACAGATACACCACGCCGGGCACCCGTTCGCCCTGGCTGTTCGTCTGCCGGTACTCCGGTACCAGCCGGAAGTCCTCCA